TGATAAAGTCTTTCATTGTTCCTTTTGTCTGCAAAGCCTGTGCTAGAAACTCCTGCCTAATGCCTGTCATTACCAAATCTCTTTGGGAGGAATCAAGCTTATTAATATCCCTCAAGTACTCTGCCCTCTTTTTTGGCTTGAGCATCTGTTTTACTACAGTGCTTAGGTTATTGTCCGTAATGGACTTAAAGAAACTTTGTGTAAGTGCTCTAGACTTTTCGTTGTATGCTTCGTTGTGACGAGCCTGAGTATTTTTTATTGTTTTTAGTTTACTTGAAGTGTCACTAAACTCTTCAGTTAGACCAGCAAACTTAATTAGCCTTTCGTTTCTTCGTCTAAAGGTGTCTAATTTGTTTTGACTTATAACGCCACTCGCGTCTACAACACCTGCTTGGTCAGCCTTTAGTCGCACAGCGTGTCTAACAACACCCATCCCTTGCTTGCCTACAAAATTAACGTAGTCCCTTGCCTGCTCGTAATTCATCAGGCTCTGGGCAGCACCAGACATGAATCTTTTAGTTTTAATCTCTCTCATGCCTTCAGCCTTCATTGGCAGGCCTAGTTCCCTGTAGTAAAACTCATCAGCGTCTCTGTAGGCTTTAACAAACTTAGGAGATTCTCCTGCCTGCTCAAGTACTACACCATCCACAACATCTTTAAGCTTAAACAAACGGTCCAAAAGTTGCTTCTGTTCTGAGTTTTTGTCTGATACTCGTAACAGTTTTGATACTTCTGTGTTCAAAGACTTTTTAAGAGATATTAAATCTTCTCCGGTTATTTTAGGAACCTTTACTTGAGATTCTGCGTCTTCTCCTGCGCTCTTTTTAGGCTTTAAAACAATTTCTAGTTTTCTGGCTGTCTTGCTCTCAGGCCCAAATATATCTGATGTTTTAATGCCCTTGAACATAGAAGCGAGGTTAACGATTGTTTGGTCAGACAGCGTTACTTTCTTAGCCTCTGACTTTGCTTGATCGTACAGCTTGCTTGCGGCCTTACGAACAACCGCCTCTTTCCTATTAAGAAGCTTTTGTGAAACACGACCTACGTCAACAATGTCTTTCGTACCAAGTAACCTAGTGGTCAACCCGTCTAGTACGTTGTTTATGTTTTTGTTTTGTCTATCAACTGTTGTTCGCAATGCGGCTTGAGTTTTCTTTAGTTGGTCCTCTGCAACTCCAGCTACTATTGGTCTGCCTATTTCCTCGCTTTCCCCTAAAATCTTATCAAACCTCTCTGCAACCTTTACAGAGTCTCTAGCTATTTTTTCAACTAACTCTTTCTGAAAGCCCTTGTTATTTTGAGTAGTCTTTCGCACCCAATCTCGTACAATAGGGTTTTCCACAAGAGTAGCCACTAGACCACCAATCTCCAAATCAGGTATTTCTTCTTTGAGAGACGCAAGATTTTCAACAGCCCGTGTTACTTCTTCAGGTCTAGATGTTGCCTTAATCCTATTAATTTCTGCACGTACCTTGCTATTAGCGAGCGCGTCAGAAGCAACACCTAATGTTCCGGTGTCTCCACCAACGACTTTATTTTTTATATCTCCTGCAACCCTCATGCCTGTTGATATAGCCGCAGTTGTTGCGACTCCTCCAGAAGCGGCTGTTAGTCCTCCACCAAGCGCCCCTGCAAGCTCCTGACCCAACTGACCTGCCCCAAAATCTTCTGCTATTTGAGACGCCGCCATTCCTCCGGTGGTTCCAGAAACTGAAGCTGCAACAGTGGGGACTAAACCCTGTAAAACAGACTTAACACCACCCCGTAAACCTACGACATTAAGAGGGTCCGCTAACCCTGCAACAACTTCTTGTCCGTAGCCCAACTCAGCGTCCACAGGAACTCCTGCTAGCTCCCTAGCCTTTCTTTCTTGAAACGTACCTGCGTTCTCTACATTCCCTAGTTTAGCCTGTCTAATGCTTTCCATAAGCTCTTCATTACTTATTAAAAACGTGTCAGGAATAAACTGCATGGCTGTTCGCGCTAGGCCTAGTTTAATTGCGTCTACTGTAGTAACGTCATCATCTTTGTTGTCAGTGCCACTTGGAGCTTCAGTACGCACAGCTGAAGGCGCATTAAGCTCTGCAAAAGCAGTTACCTTGTACTCAGGCCAATCTTCAGGATGCTCTACTGTAACAACCTGACCTGTGGGTAGTTCTACTCGACTAATTTCCATCAGAGTTTTCCTTAGTTTACAATCCTAGCTTGATTGCGGCCTTCCAAAATAAAAGTTTTTGCTCTTGCTGCGCCCTCTGCTTCCTTTGGCGTTCCAGAGATAATTAAAGAGTTTATGGTGCTCAGTTGTCTTTGCTCCGCTAATGCTCCAACTATCTCCATGATTTCCGCGTATTCTGAAACCGTCTCAGGAGACAACTTACCGCTAACTAATCCGCTGGCAAAGTCCTTAATTTTGTTAACTAAGTCTTTGTCGCCTCTGAACTGCTGAAGTTCAGAAACAGCCTTAACATCAGACTCCGTGGTTCCACTTACTACTCGCTCAAGCAAGTTCTTTAAGCCTGAAACATCTTGGTCTGCTAACGTTTGTAAACCCTTAAACTTTTCGACTCTAGATAAGTCCTCTTGAGCAGCAGCAAAGGAAGGGTCTATTTTGTTTATCATATCAAACGCTGCTGTAACGCCTATAGGAGCTTTTTCTTCAATCATAGAAGTGAGCGTGTTTGCTAAAGAAGCGTTACCAATATCAGTAATAACAAAAGACCTGAGCTTTTTTAGTCCCTCTACTGTTGTTGTATCATAGTCCGCTGGATCTAGACCAGCATCTAATAAAAGCTGGTTTAGGTTTTTTGATCCCCCTTTGTCGCCAGAAGGAACGGCTTGCCCAATAGGTACTACAACTCTGTCTAATGGGTTAGTTTTACTCACGCCTACTTGGATACGCAGAGGCTTTCCGTCTTCCCCTATAATTGTTTCTTCTGAGTAATCATATTGAGTGGGTTCTGGCTTTGCTGTAGCCCTGCTTTTTAAGTATTCCACAGGGTCTAATGCCCCAGCCTTAAGCGCAACGAGTGCATTTTCGTTCCCATCCTGCATAGCAACTTGCATGGCTCTCTTGCGTTGTGCCTCACGCTGTATGTCTTGCTGTGATGTTTCTAAAGCCGCTGTTTGAGCAGTGCGCACACCCTCAAGACGGGTTGCCTCGTCCATTAGCAGCTTACCAACCCTCTGGAGATTAGGGTCACCGCTTGCCACCATGCTTTGAGCTTCAGTTCTCATTCCAGCGGGGTTGTTTTGATAAGCCCCAAGAATCTGCTGGAACTGCTGCTGTGCGTTTTGTTCCGCTTGTTTTTCCCTGCGGCGAGTAAGTAAACCACCTATGCCAGCACCTACGTCAGCAATACCGCCGGCCATAAGTTGACCAGTAGTTGCACCAGATCTAGCAAGCATCCCACCAATATCGTAAGCCATGTTCTTTATCCTTTATCTTTAACTAAACGGCCAAAAATCTAAATCACCACTAAGTAACCCGCTTAAGCCAGATCCTAGACCACCGTAAATACTACCATACAGAGTAGCCAGAGCCGCCCTCTGTCCAACGAGGCCAGAAATATTAGCCATCTGTGTTTCTAGGTCAAACTCGCCTTGCTGTCTACGTGCTACATCTGCCAGAGACGCTACGTCAAGTGCAGGAGAGAACGCAGACAACATAGCGGCTTGCGGTACATAAGCGCCCTGAAGCGCACCTAAGCCAATCTGTTGCTGTGCCTGTTCTAACCCTAGACCTCCCGTAGCAAGGCCCATGCCGCCCTGTAGAGCCTGTAAAGCCCTAGCTTGTTGTGCAGCTTCCAGTGCTTGCCGTTGTCCTGCTAGGCTAGAGCCTAAGCCTGCAAACTGAGAACCTAGAGACGCCTGCTGCGCCTGCTCTTGTTGTGCCTGTTGCATTGCCATAAGAGTCGCTTGGTTTTGTGCTTGCTCTTGTGCTTGAGACAACGCCAGTTGCTCTGGTGTACCACCAAACATTGCTGTACGCACACCTAAGCGCCCCTGACCAGCTAAACGCTCTTCTAGCGCAAGCCTCTGTCTCTCTTCTTCACCAAGCTGTGTAGCCCTAATACGGTCATACACCTCTTGTTCTCTAGCACCCATAGGCATACCAGCTTGACCCATGAACTGCTGGTCTAGACCAAACGCGCTTTGTGCTGCTTCTTGTTGACCAGCGAGGCCAAAGGGGTCTACGCCTAGCTGTTGTTGACCTGTGCCTAACAACTGACCACCGATAGCGCCCATCTGAGCTGCAGTAGCAGGAACACCACCAAACCTAGATAACGCTTCAGATTCCAAAGCACTCTGAATTGCTGAGCCTCTACCGCCTAAAGTATAAGTTACCCCGCCTTCGTCCAGCCCCTTAATTACTCCTGTTGGGCCTGTTACCGTAAAACCTTTAAAACCAATATCAGGCGATTCGGCTTGGGGCAGAGGTGAGGTATAGAGAGCTTCAATGTTGCTAGGAACAAAGGCGTCTATAATGTCGCTTAAAAAACCCATTAGTAAGTACCCCTGTTTTTATTGTAATTCATGGTTATAATCATATCGTTTTACCTACAAGTGCTAATACATTCATTTCCTGTATGGACAAAGCGTAACCGTTTATGTCTGTCTCAAGACCTACGCTGACTACTGACCCGTAGCCTGTGGTGTTTAGTGAGTTTCTGCTCAGAGTAACACCCTCTTCAGAGTATTCAGCGATGTTGTATTCAGACTGCCCATAGAAACCCGGAACATCAGAGCTAGTTCTAAACGTGCTAGTACTGGCTGATGTTGAAAAGTCGTAAGCCCACTTGAGGAATATGTCTGAGTTGTTTCCTCCAATCAGAGTAGGTCTAATCTTCTTTAGCATCTTGATTCGTGCGGGGTCACCAAAGGTAAGGCCGGGACTGAAGTACCTGAAGCGGTAAGGACTACCGTTGTCTAAGTAGTTGTCGTACTTGCCTAGTCCAGCTGTTGTACCAATGTATATGTCCCCGTTTCTGTCCCTGTTGAAACTCTTAAAGTCCACACTAGGCCAGCGTGTTACTCTGTACGACCCGTTGTCCAACAAACCCCTAACGTCAAAACAATAGACAAGGTTGAGGTCTGGAAAACACAGCAAGTAAAAGTAGTTCTCAGGGCTATACACAGAACTCACAGGAACTGTTTTAGCCGTTGTATTAGCAATAATCTCCTGCTTGATGTTTCTGCTCAAGTCTGTAATAGGCAGAGACTTTTCTTGTATGGTTCTACCAAGACTACGTAAGCCTGTCTGAGTCAAGAAGATCAAGTCAGTACCAATGTTCTGTACACTCTTACGGTCTACACAGCCAACACCCGGAATAGCATCACGTATTTCCATAGATGCAGGGCTTTCTGCGTTAGCGTACACAAGCGTGTTGTTCTCACCAAAGATAATCAACAGCCCGTTGTGTGCTGCAAGAGCTACAACCTTATCAAACCCGTTAGGCCACGCCTTAGATACATCAATAGAACCGCTAGATCCACCAGCAAAGTCATGTCCCTTGAGTAGATCAGACCAGTAGATTGTGTTGTCATCACTAGCGTTACCTACGCACCACACACGACCATAAGCAGCAACAGCT